CAAAGTATTGATGACTTTGAAAAAACAGACGGAAAACAAGAGTGGTTTAATCAAGTTGGTGTCAACACCCCAGAACTTGAAAAAGAAAAATGGGAAATGGGTAGAGAAGAATTTGAAAAAACTATTTCAGAAGCAAGAGATTTCATACGAGAAAAAAGACAACTCGTGGAAGACGCAGAAAAACAACTACAAGGAGCGAACTAATGAATATCATTCAAATGATACTAAACCTATTCTTTGGTGGAAATAAAAAACAAGAAGTCAAAGAATTAGACAAAGCAATCAAAGCAAAAGACCAAGAAGTTAAAGAACTTGAAAAAGAAGTTGAAGTTCTTGAGTCAAAGAAAAAAGTAAACAAAAAAGAAGTAGCTAAACTAAAAAGAAAAGTAACAACTACTAAAAAACAAATTGAACAAGCATCAGAAGTAGTCAAAGAAGACAATGCAGATGACGCTGTGAAATTTTTAAAGAAGTTTAGTAAATAAACTATATATTTATATATATGAGATATTTAATTTACATATTATTAATTGGGAGTTTATTCGGTCAAGATGTGATTGAACCTAAAACCTATACCTTTACTGAGGAAGAAGTTTTAGGATTTACCAATACTATTAAGGAATTAGAACTAAAAGATAGTTTAAATGTTTCTTTAGTAGAGGACTTAGAATCACAACTGAAACTTTTTGAAGAAAATTCAGTAATAGACTCAATGTTGATTGCGAATAAAACTACTCAATTAAATCTACTGAAAGACACCAATAAACTTCTTGAACAAAAAGTAAAACTCGTTCAACCTAAATGGTATGAAAACAAATGGATTTACTTTACATATGGAGTTTTGATAACTGCTACGTCGGTTAGATTGGCAGGTCAAATAGTAGACTAATGGCAGAACAAATAAAAGAAGTAATCAAACAACAATACATTCAATGTGCTACTGACCCAGTGTACTTTATGAAAAAGTATTGTATGATACAACATCCAATACGAGGTAAAATACCTTTTGAATTGTATGAGTTCCAAGAAAAATCAGTTCGTGAATTTAAAGACAACCGATTCAACATTATCTTGAAAGCTCGTCAATTAGGTATTTCAACTTTAACAGCTGGTTATGCTTTATGGTTGATGACATTTCATCAAGACAAAAATGTTTTGGTAATTGCAACCAAACAAGAAGTAGCCAAAAACTTGGTAACAAAAGTTCGTGTGATGCACGCAAATCTACCAAGTTGGTTAAAACAACCTTGTGTGGAAGACAACAAATTAAATTTGAGATATCGTAATGGTTCTCAAATTAAAGCGGTGTCATCAGGTCCAGAAGCTGCTCGTTCTGAGGCACTATCATTATTGATATTAGACGAGGCAGCATTCATTGATAAGATTGATGAAATATGGACAGCAGCACAATCTACCTTGACAACAGGTGGTAGTTGTATTGCATTGTCAACACCAAACGGAGTTGGTAATTGGTTTCATAAAACTTGGGTAGATGCGGAAGACGCTCGTGGTATGTTCAATCCAATTAAACTACATTGGACCGTTCACCCAGATAGAGACCAAAGTTGGAGAGATGAACAAGATACTTTATTAGGTCCAAGTGGAGCCACTCAAGAGTGTGATTGTGACTTCTTAACTTCTGGTACAGGTGTAATTGACGCTATGTTGTTAGAAGAATTAAGAAAATCATATTGTATTGACCCAGTAGAAAAAAGAGGTATCGATAGTAATATGTGGGTTTGGGAACAACCAAACTACAATAAAGATTATATTGTATGTGCAGATGTTGGTCGTGGAGATAGTGCAGACTATTCTGCTTTTCACGTCATAGAGTTAGAAAGTTTAACTCAGGTAGCAGAATACAAAGGTAGAATAAATACCAAAGATTTTGGAAATATGTTGGTTTCCATAGCAACAGAATATAATGATGCTCTACTTATAGTAGAGAACAATAATATTGGTTGGGCAACAATCCAACAGATAATCGATAGAGATTATCCAAACTTATTTTACACAAGTAAAGACTTACAATACGTTGATGTACAACATCAAATCACGAACAAACATTATCGTGAAGAAAAGAAAATGGTTGCTGGTTTTTCAACGACTTCTAAGACCAGACCACTAATTATTAGTAAGTTAGAAGAATTTTTTAGAGAGAAAAGTGTAGTGGTTCGTAGTAATCGTTTGATTGATGAACTACTTACTTTTGTCTATATAAATAATAGAGCAGAAGCAATGCGAGGATACAACGATGACCTTGTAATGTCTTTTGCTATTGGACTTTGGGTTCGTGATACAGCATTAAGACTACGAACACAAGGTGTGGAATTAACAAAAAAAACCCTATCCAAAATGATGGATAATGAGGGTTTATACACTCAGGAAGACGTCAATAAAAATGATAGTTGGGAGTGGGAAACAGGTAAAGAAAAAGAGGACTTAACGTGGCTCTTATAAAAGTGAGGTAAATATGGCAGATAAAACATTATTTGGGAGATTACAACGATTATTCAGTACAAATGTAATCGTAAGAAATGTCGGTGGTAAAAAATTAAAAATCGCTGATACAGACCAAGTTCAGAAACAGGTTAAATCACATTTAGTTGATAGATATTCAAAACTACATACTAATTTAGATTTAGTCGGAACAGGTTATTCTACCGTTCATCAAGTTATGGCGGCAAGATTAGCATTGTTTAAAGATTATGAAACAATGGATTCAGACCCAATCATATCATCTGCACTTGACATTTATTCTGATGAATCAACAATGAAAGGTCAGTATGGTCAAGTCATTGAAGTAAAGACAGACAATGAAAACATTAAAGAAATTTTAAATAATTTGTTTTATGACATTATGAACATTGAGTTCAATTTATGGCCTTGGGTTCGTAATATGGTTAAGTATGGTGATTTCTTTTTACACTTAGACATTAGTGAAAAATACGGAATTACTAATGTAGTTCCACTTTCACCTTATGAAGTCATAAGAGCAGAGGGAGAAGACCCAGAAAATCCTTACTACACTAAGTTCTACTTAGAAAGTATTGAAGGAGCACACCCTTACTTCGGACAAAAGTCAAGTAAAGGAAAGATAGAATTTGAAAATTTCCAAATAGCACATTTCAGAATGGCTAATGATAGTAATTTCTTACCTTACGGAAAATCTATGATTGAATCTACGAGAAAGATTTGGAAACAATTAACTTTAATGGAAGACGCTATGTTAATTCACAGAATTATGAGAGCACCTTCTAAACGAGTATTCAAGATTGATATCGGAAACATACCACCAAACGAAGTTGATAATTATATGCAAAGAATTATTAACAAAATGAAGAAAACACCATTTATGGACGAGTCCACGGGTGAGTATAATTTAAAATACAATATGCAAAATCTAACAGAAGACTTCTTTATGCCAGTTCGTGGTGGAGATAGTGGAACTGAAATATCAGAATTAAGTGGTATTGATTATGATTCAACCGAAGACATTGAATATTTGAAAAATAAATTATTAGCATCACTAAGAGTACCGAAAGCATTCTTAGGGTTTGATGAAAATGTCGGTGGTAAAGCAACACTTGCAGCAGAAGATGTAAGATTTGCAAGAACCATTGAGAGAATACAAAGAATTATAATATCAGAGTTAACAAAGATTGCAGTTGTTCACTTATATTCACAAGGATATACAGATGAAGACTTAGTAAACTTTGAATTAAACTTAGCAAGTCCTTCAACAATGTATGAACAAGAGAAGATTGAATTGTTCGGACAGAAAGTAAGTTTAGCTCGTGATATGTTAAGTGATAAAATTTTACCTTACGAATGGATATATGATAATATATTTAATTTCTCAGATAAACAAAAAGTAGAAATTGAAAATCAAATTATTGATGACCAAAAACAGAAATTCAGACACTCTCAAATTGAGATGGAAGGTAATGACCCAATGGCATCTGGTGAATCTATCGGAACACCAAGTGATATGGCAGCCGTTGGTATCGGTGCAGATGATACTGCAACACCACCCGATACAGCAGCAGGTTCTATATTTGACCCATTTGATAGTGGAGAAGATGAAAGACCAGAAGATGAACAAGGTGGTAGACCACAGGAAATGAACAAACCATTCAAAGATAGTGGAGCAAGAGGTCGTGACCCATTAGGGAAGCAGACTAAAAATCGTAGAGGATTAGCATTAGCACACTATGATGCCTTGAAAAAAACTATGGGTACAAAAAAGTCAAAAGACATAATACAAGAAACTACCCAAGTAGATGAATTAGAAAAAGAATATAATGAATATAAAGAGGAAAACGGGGATAATTAATACCGATTTCTTGAAAGTTTTATATTTATTATTGATAAAATACAGATAAATACTTTGGAGCTCAAATGTCTTATGTAAAACATAATAAGATAAAGAATACAGGTATTCTTTATGAACTTTTATCTCGTCAAATAACAGTTGATGTGATAAACGATACAACAAGTCCTAAGTCAGTTAAATTATTTAAAGAATTCTTTAATAAAAATACTGAATTAGGTAAAGAATATGAACTATATTCAATCTTATTGAATAAAAAATACAAAAACTTGACTCACGCATCTTCTTTAGTAGAAGCCGTAGTCAAAAGTCGTAGAAAATTGTCTAATCGTAGATTAGCAAACGAAAAATACAATTTAATCAAAACAATTAAAGAGAATTATGATATAAAAGACTTTTTTAATACAAGAATACCTAACTTTAAAGTTCAGGCGTCTATATATCGTGTTTTCCAAACCGAAGTGGGTAAAGAAGACTTTGGTCCAGTACAAAAAACTGATTCATCAATTACTATAACTGAACATATTACTCAATCTAAACAAACAAGAGTAAAAAAACAAAACTTAAGTGAATATTCTAATCAAGATAAAGATTTAAGGTTGTTAAGTTATCAGTTATTAGTTGATAAGTTTAATTCTAAATATAAATCTTTAAATGAAAATCAAAAAAACTTGTTGAAACAATATATCAACAATGTATCTAATACTAATTCATTAAAAGAATTTATTGATTCAGAAGTAGTAAAAATCAAACGAGCTCTAAAATCACTACTTCCAAAAGTAAACGATAGTATTACTAAAATTAAATTATCAGAAGCTATTGACTATACTGACGAAGCTACAAAAGGAAAAATCGTGAAAGACAAACACGTGGTTGCATTGATGAGATATTATGAATTAATTAAGGAAATCAAAAATGTCCAACAACGACAAAATAGCTAAATTAAAAGAATACATTAAGAACTACGTCATTGAAGAATTAGAAAAAGACGAAGAACTTGATGAAGTTTCTACAACGGCATCCGCCGGTGCAGCAAATCCAATGGGAACTGGTATTCATTATGATACACCAAAAGCATTCTCAAGTGGTTCAGCAGTTGGACACAAAAGTCCAGAAGTCGGTGGATATAAAAAAGTAAATGAAGCAATCACCGGTTCAAACAGAAAAGAATTACTAAAAATCGGTAAAGAAATAAAAGATAACTTATTTAAAGTCAATCCAGCTCTTAAAAAAGTAAGTGATGATAGACTTTTAATTAGAGGTCTTGCAAACACATTTATGTTTATGAGATACACACCAGATAATGCAAATTATAAAAACTATAAAAAATACTTTCCAAAAAACTTTAAGAGTTCATCAGTTCAAAAATTAGCAAATATATTACAAAATGAACCAGAAACCGTTAGAAAAACATTTTTTAAACAAATTGTTAAAGAATCAATAAACGAATCATACTCATCTATTTTTATAGAAATATCAAAAGCCATTAAAGTAAATAGACCAGATGAACTAAACGCAATTAGAGATTTAGCAGATGAATATGATATCGGTAGAGTTTTGTATATGGCAAGAACTAATCCAAAAGCTTTAAGAAAAGCAGTTGATTATAGAGCAAAAGAAAGAAAACAATTCATTAAAGGAAAAAACCTAAAAGAAACTGTTAAAAAAGAAGTTGATGCGGTTAAAAATGTATTAGATAATTTAAAAAAACTTAAAAAAGATTATATTAAGATTTATAGTATGGGTGATAAAACACTTAAAGCTAGACACTTTAATAAGTATTATGAAATTTTCTTAAACGCTGAAAAAGAAATAACTACTCTTCATCAAACTTTAAAGGGTCATATAAGAAACGAATCAATAAACGAAGGTCGTTATCACGAATATAGAAACGACGAATCAATGACACCAAAACAAAAAATCGGTAAGTCAATGAGAGAAATTAGAGACGCATTAAACGAATTAGACAAAACCGTAAAGATGAATCTTAAATTAAAAACAGAATTAAATATGAGTTCCCAAGATTATTGGAAAAATACACATAAAGCCCTAACTAAAATTTCAGAAAGATTAGTCAAGATGGCAAACAAAGTAGGAAATATGAAATGAAAAATTTAAAAGAACAATACATAAGATTTTTTGGCTCATTAAACGAAGAACAGCCGTTCAAAGGCCGAGTAACACCAGATATAGCAAAACAGATTGCAAAAGCAATGGTAGCAAGAGGTAGTAAAGAAAAAATGACTTATGATTTTGATTTAGTAGCAGCTGGTAGATATACTGATGGTATGAGCAAAACATTTCGAATAGATGATATATTAAAAGCACTCGGTGCTAATTCGGCAAGTGATTATTCGGACTCCGTTTACTTAGACGGAACTGATATAGTTCTCGGAGATAAAACTATTGGTAAGTGGAGAAATATGTCAAAAGGAGATTTCTTCAAATTATTAAAGAAAAAAGGTATAATTAGATTTTAAGGACAGATATGAAACAAGTAATAGTAGATTATATACCATTTGAAATTTCACCGCAACAAATAAATGAGGCGATGAAAGAAAACAACGGAAAGTTAATCGTTAAAGGTGTATTACAAAGAGCAGAAGCAAAAAACCAAAACGGACGAGTATATCCAAGAGAAATATTAGTTCGTGAATCTAAAAAGTATGATGAGAATTTTGTAAAACAAAAAAGAGCACTTGGTGAATTAGACCACCCAGATAGTTCAGTTGTTAATTTACAAAATGTTTCTCATAATGTTACTGAAATGCATTTTGAAGGAGACAATTTGGTTGGAACTTGTGAAATCTTAACAACACCAAGTGGTAATATTTTGAGAGAACTATTTAAGAATGGTATCAAATTAGGTATCAGTTCACGAGGATTGGGTAGTGTCGAAATGGTTCAAGAAGCCAACGGAGATACCGTTTCAAAAGTAGGAGATGACTTTGAGTTAATCGCTTTTGATTTTGTTTCCAATCCATCAACACACGGAGCATTTCTACATCCAATGAACGAATCAGTAGATAACCAACAAGGTAGAACTTGTGGGGATTATTGTAGAGCAGAAGATATAATTAACCATATTATAAGGGGTGAATAATGGATTTGAAAGAATTATCAAAAATCACAACACGATACACTAATCGTTTAGATGAAGCAGGTGTTCCTAATCATTTAAGAGCAGGATTTAAAAAACTTAAAAATGAAGA